TGAAGAAATTGCTCAGCTTGAGAAGAACTTCTACAGCTATCAGGCTGGTTACTTGAAGCACTTGTACAGAATGAATGGCTACAACGAGAACTTTGAGACTTATGTAAGCACTGGCGTTATCTATAACACCTATTACATCAAGTTCAACCAGTTCGATCGTTCTGCCTATCAGTGGGGTGATTACATCTATGAGGATAGCATGGTAATTGTCGCTGTTCCTAATGCTGCCACTCCAGGTAATGCTGGTATTTCTACTGCTGTTGAAGCTGTTCTTGAAGCTGCTCTTGGTACTGTACTTGATAACAATGCTTGTATCACTACAACTACCACTACAACTTCTACACCTCCAACAACTACTACCACTACTAGCACTTTGATTCCTTAATAGTAGGTAAGTTAAAATTTCTACAACCTATGCCAGAGGGTGAGAGGATTAGTTCTCAAAATCCTCTGGCATTTTATTTATAACTCCCATGCCAACTCTGAATTTAGATATTCTTGTAGTTCCAACATACAGCACGTTAACACTTGCTGTAGCTGATGCTTCTACCTACCCAACTACACCACCAAACGTTACATCTCCATCTATTGAGATAAATGTTCCCAACTTTGGCATAGTTAATATTCCATTTGTTGTTAATTCGTTGAATGTGTTCACAAGTGTTAACTTAGGAATTTCAACAGTTACTAACGACCCACTTCCTGATGGTATCTACTATCTAAAGTATTCAGTAGCACCAGCAAACGTAAACTTTGTTGAAAGGACCATCATGCGTGTAGAGAGACTTCAAGAGAAGTTTGATGGAGCATTCATGAGACTTGACATGATGGAGTGTGACAGAGCAATTAAGACACAAGCTAAGGTGGAGCTTACAACTATATCATTCTTTATCAATGGAGCTTTAGCAGCTGCAAATAATTGTGCTACAGTTGAAGCAAATAGATTGTATCTTCAAGCTGACAAAATGCTGAACAACTTCTTAAGAAACAACTGTGGATGTTCAGGAAATAATTACGCAACTGTAACAACGTATTACTAATATGGCAAAGTGTTCAAGCTGTGGAGCAAGTGTAGGATGTGGATGCAATCTGAAAAATGGATTGTGTGCGTACTGTGCAGAAAAAAAGAAGGAATCAATTACAGTGCAACCACCAGTCACTGATAGAATTGAATTAGAAAGATTAGTATAAACATCTTCTAAAAATAAATAAACATGTTACAACCTAGATTAACTTCTTGTTCTGAATGTGGTGAAATTCCTGATTTGCTACAAGATATTGAATGTAAGATTACAGAAGTTGCAAAGAATCTTTACAACAACACTGTATTTGCATTGAATATGCCTGTTCCATATACAACAATGATAGATCTTCTCAATTATAGAAGAATCTTGACATATAAGTATTGTAACCCAGATTACGCTAAAGAGTTTAGCGTATGTCAAATAGCTAGTAAAGTAAAACTTCTAAAATATAAATAAATGAGCTGCTCTAATTGCTTTAATGGATGCACTGAAATCATATCTGATCAGTGCGTAAGATATACAGGATTTAATATTCCTGCCCTTGGTATTTCAAATGGTGATACTCTTGCCCATGTTGAATTACAAATTTCAACATTCATAATAGATTTGTCTACAGGTAATGGGATTATTCCTGTTATCGATCCAGCTGATCTCTGCTCATTGGTGAGTGGGTTTCTTCCAGTGTCTGGTGACATTACACTTAATGATGTTATATCAGCATTGATTCGATCAATTTGCGCTTTAAAAACCAGTGTTACAGCAATTGAATCAACACTCACCACCCTCAATGCCAATTACACAATTGGATGTCTTACAGGTGTAACAGCATCGTCTGATACACATGACATTCTTCAAGCAGCTATTAATAAGCTGTGCTCAACAGCTGCTGATCTAACAGCACTAACACTTAATGTTACAACCAATTATGTTGAGCTGGCTGACTTAAATGCTCTTATTCAAGCTTATTTGAATAGCATTGCTCCATCCAATTTGTACAAGAACAAAATGGTGCCATACATTGCGTATGAATACTATGGTCCTATTACAGGCTTTGATGTTACAGGAGCAGGCTCTGGTTTATTTGCAAACGTGTATTTGTGTAATGGTAGTAATGGTACACCAGATAAGAGAGGACGTGTTGCTGTAGGAACTACAGATGGAACTATGGCTGGTACAATAACAATGAGTTCTATAGTTAACCCATCTACACCAGGTAACCCAAGTTATTCACTTAATGGTTTAGCAGGTGCGAATAATGTTACTTTGACAACAAATCAAATTCCTTCGCACACGCATACAGCTACAGCAACTTCTACAGCTTCTCCTCACAGTCACTTCATTGCTAAAGATGGTGCTAATATTGGTGATTTAACTGATACAAGTCCTCTTGATACTGAGTTTGATGCGAGTGGCGATTTCTCTTATAGACTTAAGAGTACAGCAGGAACTGCTAACCTAGGGCCAACTAATAACGCAACAGTAACTGTCACTACTAGTGTAGTTGTTGATGCAGCAGGTGGTGGATTATCTCATAGCAACATCCAACCTACAATTGGTGCTTATTATATCATGTACATCCCATAAAACTATGCCATTCAATACTAATTGCCCAGGATGCGGATCTTTAGGTCCATGTGGTTGCAGCGGTGATCATTGTAATTTTGTATCTTCTGAAAATGTTAAATATATAGGACCAAACCTGGCAGGAACAGGAATACAAAGTTGTGATGATCTTACAGTTGCATTACAGAAAATTGACAATGCAATTGCTCTTATAGAAGCACAGATTTCCCCAACACCATCTCCAACAACTACAACTAGTACATCAGCTGGTCCAACAACTAGTACAACTACAACAACAACTACAGGACCTGGATATTATGCTTGGTATTTAGGAGGACTGGCAAATATTGCAAATCCATGCACAGCAGCCATACTTCTACCTATACTGTATACATCTGTTCCTGTACTAGCAAATGGTGTAGTTTTATATACCAACAGTGGTTTGACAACTACTTATAGTGGATATATTTACATAACCAATTTGAGCACTAAGTGGACAGTATCAAGTGGAGGAGTGTTGAGTGCAGCAACTTCTTGCTAGTAACACATAAATTAAAAGTTTGTGTGTATCTATAAACTAAATTCAAATAAACTTTACTTTATTGGTTTTGTAGAGTTTCTCCCAGGCATTTAATGTCTGGGAGTTTTTATTTGGAAAAATGATTAAATTTGAGTACATATAACTCTGAAAATCAGCAACACAAGATGTCAACATTAAGAAAGCTAGTCTCTGACGTTAGGAGCACGCACAAAATCATATCAACAGATAGTCTTATCACAGACAGAGCAATTGCCTCTGAAGTGCGGAATAATGCACTATTGTTGATAAAAAGAGAAACCAATCTTAGAAAACTCTGGGCAACAGATACACTTTTCACAACAATTCCATGTTTGCAAATGTGTGAGGTGCCCATCTCAGAATGCTGTAATTATGCAGATCCTTGTTCTGTTGCAAGGTCAACATATCAACTTCCTAGAATATCTGAAGGAAATTATCAATACGTCATTCAAGGTGTTTATTCAATAAACGCAATGTCTGGACAAGGCACTAAGATAAAAGAGATAACTGTCAATCGTTATCTTAATCTATTAAAACTTCCTGTTATTAAAAATCAACTGTATTTCTGGATTTCAAATGGTTATCTTTATGTCAACAATCCAGCATTACAGGCTGTTAGGTTTGTAGCTCTTTTTGAAGAAGATATACCTAACGACATTATGTATCCTGAATGTGGATGTGGAACTCCAAGTTATACGACTGACCAGCTTTGTCAGAACCCTCTAGATAAAGAGTTTGCTCTTCCAGGATACTTGGAGAAGCAAGTGCTAGATCTAACCTCACAGAAGCTTCTACAGAGCTATTTCAATCTGAAGACTGACATGACTGATGATGGAATAGATGGTCAATCACCAAACTCACCACAATTTAGATGAGAGTATCAATAGATTGGCGAAGTGCCTCAAAAGAAAACTACAATAATTTCAAGAGTGAGAAACCTGAAATAAACCTCTCTTTCGATGACTGGAAGAGAGTTGTTTATGGTTTTAATGAGATGTTTGTTGAACACATGCTTGAAACAGGGGAGAAGGTAAAACTCCCATGTGGAATAGGAGACTTTGCAATAAACAAAAAGAAAAGAGTGAGAACCACAATAGTTGATGGTAAAGAGTATATAAATCTTCCAATCGACTGGAAGAAAACTAAAGAGAAGGGAAAGTACATTTACAACTTCAACTACCATACAGAAGGTTATTACTTTGGATGGAAGTGGTTTAAAAGATCTTGTAGATTTAAGTTTTCTGATTTGTGGCTATTCAAACCAACTAGACAAAACTCTAGATTGATTAATCATTATCTGAAAGTTGACGAGAAGTATCAACATATTTATGCAACATGGAATCGTAATTAAAGATGAGCTATTACTATAAATTTAACTTCGTAAGCCCAGATCCAATCTACTCCACTGTCAAAGAAGAATTGAAAAGCTACTTTGACACAGGTGCTGTGGATGATTTGTTATTCCCCACCTATCTAGATAAATGTCTTAGAAAGTTGGGAAGAGCTACATACGTGATAGCTGAGACAGCTCTTGTTGTTGATAACTTTGAAGCAAGACTTCCAGACAACTTTTATGCTGTTCGTGAAGCATGGATGTGTACAGTGATTAATGGTTTCCCATATCAAACAGCCAACTCATTCTATTCTCAAGCATCTACACAAACCACCATACAAGTTAGTCCCATCACTACAAACTGCGACATTGCAAGTCCTTGCTGTGGTAATGTAGGATGTGATGGCTCTTGTATGCCTGAGTTCATGCAAACTGTCTACAAGACAAACAATGAGACAGCAATGACCTACCAGAGACAATAT